CAAGTTATATCTACCACAAGAATATCCATACGATGTAGTTGGGGGTCAAAGAATGATAAAACAATCTGACTTTGATGATAGAGTAGATATATTGCCAGTTGCTGACCCCAACATTTTCTCTCAAACACAGCGTATCTCTCTCGCGCAAACGGAACTGCAGCTGGCAACATCAAATCCAGGTATGCACAACATGTATCAAGCGTATAGAAATATGTATGAAGCATTAGGTGTAAAAAATATTGATTCAGTATTAGTAAAACCTATGCCACCACAACCAAAAGATCCTGCGTTAGAACATATTGATGCATTAGGTGGTAGACCATTCCAAGCTTTTCCAGGTCAAGATCATAGATCACACATGACTGCTCACTTAAACTTTATGGCAACTAACATGGCAAGAAATAATCCGATGGTTATGGCAAGTTTAGAGAAAAATATTTTTGAACACATAAGTTTAATGGCTCAAGAACAAGTTGAATTAGAGTTTAGAGAAGAATTACCTCAACTACAACAGATGCAAATGATGATGCAACAGAATCCACAGATGGCTCAACAGATGCAAATGCAAATAATGCAGCTTCAACAAAAAATTGAAGGAAGAAAAGCACAACTAATTGCTGAAATGATGGAAGAATTTATGGAAGAAGAGAAGAAAATCACTTCACAATTCGATAATGACCCAATTGCTAAGTTAAGAGCAAGAGAATTAGACCTTAGAGCGATGGAAAATGATAGAAAAGAACGTGAAGCTAAGGAAAGAATGGATCTTGATAAGATGAAAGCAATGATGAATCAGCAAACTCAAGACGAAAAGCTAGATCAGAACGAAGAATTAGCAAAATTAAGAGCTGATACGTCAATTGAGAAGACAATTTTATCAAAAACCATACCAAATGTTGATTCAATGATGAAAAATGGACAAAATATGGTTCCAAACGTAAAAATTATGAGAGGAGAAAACTAATATGTGGTTAAGTGCAATCAAATTAGCAGTTTCTGCTGGTTCAAAAATTTATGCTAACAAACAAAAAGCAAAAATGGCGATGTCAGAAGCTCAATTACTGCATGCAGAGAAGCAAGCACGTGGTGAAGAGCAATATCAAGGAAAATTATTAGAAGCTAGACAATCTGACTGGAAGGACGAGGCGGTTTTGATAATTCTCAGCACGCCCGTGGTTGTGCTTGCATATGCGGTCGTATCAGATGATCCAACTGCTATGGACAAGGTAAAATTATTCTTTGAAATGTTCTCGCAGTTGCCGTCATGGTTCACAAATTTGTGGATTCTTGTAGTTGCGTCGATATATGGTATAAAAGGAACACAAATATTTAGAAACGGAGGAAAAAAATAATGCCAGGAATGATGAAAAGACCTATGTACAAAAAAGGTGGAAAAACTAAAAGTAAAAAATCCTTTCCTGATATGTCAGGTGATGGTAAAGTAACTAAAAAGGATATTTTAATGGCTAAAGGTATCATTAAAAAACCTATGAAGAAGAAAAAGAAGTAATGAGTGCAAAAGTATTAAGAGCATTACTATCTTCTAAAAACAAAAACAAAATGAAACCATTTGAGTCACCAATGGCTAAAATGGTAAGGAGAAAAAAGAATGGCAAAATTATGCCCAAGGGGAAAAGCAGCAGCAAAAAGAAAGTTTAAGGTTTATCCTTCAGCTTACGCTAATATGTACGCATCTGCAGTTTGTTCAGGTAAAGTTACACCAGGTGGTAAAAAAAGTAGTCGTAAAAAAGCTATGGGTGGTGGTATGATGAGAGAAACATACAAACACGGTGGCTGTGCTCAAATAAGAGGATTTGGTAAAGCGAGAAAACCAAAAAAATAAATGTCTGGTTTAAGAAAATGGGTTCAAGAGAAATGGGTAGACATCGGAGCGCCGAAGAAGAACGGTAAATATCAACCATGCGGAAGATCAAAGGGAAGCAAAAGAAAATATCCAAAATGCGTACCACTTGCAAAGGCCACTCGAATGACAAAAGGGCAAAAGGCGAGTGCTGTCAGACGAAAAAGAGCAGCAGGTAATCCTGGTGGTAAACCAACTAATGTTGCAACTTTTGTAAAAAGAAAAAAAGCTGCTGATGGTGGTTATATGGGAAGCTTTATAAAATTAGATATTGATGGTAAAACAGTTGGTAATCCAAGTTACAGAAAATATTATAAAGGAATGATTTAATGAATCTACATAGAGATTTACAAAAATTAAAAAAACAAAAACAAATGCAAGATTCTAAAGTTGCACAACTTAGAAAAAGAAGTAAAGACTCAATAGCTAGACCAAAAGCAGAAAAAAATATTTTATCAACTGATCCAAGGATGCAAAGAATATAATGGTAAAAGGATTAAAAAAAGTAGCCAAAGGTTTAGAGAAAGCATCAAAGACACATGCTAAACAAGCCAAAATGGTTAAAAAACACATTAAGAAAATGAAAAATTATGGCAAGAAGAGATAATCCAATTAGAAAAACTACTGGTAAAGGTGGTAATTATAGACCAACAAAATCTGGAGCTGGAATGACAGCAAAAGGTGTTGCTGCTTACAGGAGAGCAAATCCTGGAAGCAAATTAAAAACAGCCGTGACAGGAAAAGTGAAGCCTGGATCAAAAGCTGCTAATCGTAGGAAATCATACTGCGGAAGATGGAAATGTTAGATAGAATAATTTACAAATTTTGTGGTTTATTAGATGACTCTCTATCTTTTGTAGAGAGATACTCAGTTAAGTTAACTTCATGGTTATGGAGTCAAAGAGTTTTATTATTAAGAAAGAAAAGGAAAAGAAATGTTAAATGAAGAAGTAATTGTAATTACTAAATTACAAAAATATTTAAAAGATAATTATCAATCCATTGGAGAAAATATGATGTCTGGTGGTGTTGACAATATGGAAAAATATAAGTATATGTTGGGCAAAGCGCATGCATATGCGACAATATTACAGGAAATCTCTAACCTGCTAAAACCAAAGGAGCAAAATGAAGATGAAAGAGACAACACAAACGTCATCAAATTCGGAAATCCCGAAGATTAAATCAGCCTTATTAGATAAATACGAAGACGACCATAAAAAGGAAGTCGAAGGCTACGAACGTTTAAAAACAAAAGAATCAGATAAATTACCAAAACCAACTGGGTGGAGAATGGTAGTTCTACCATTTAAAATGCCTGAGAAAACAAAAGGTGGTTTATATATTGGTCAAGATACTTTAGAGCGACAACAAGTTGCTTCAACATGTGGATTAGTTTTAGCACAAGGTCCACATTGTTATGATAAAGAAAAATTTCCTGAAGGTCCCTGGTGCAAGAAAGGCGATTGGGTAGTCTTTGCACGTTATGCAGGATCCAGGATACAAATCGATGGTGGTGAGGTGAGAATTCTCAATGATGATGAAGTACTCGCTACAATCGCAAACCCAGAAGATATATTTCATCAATACTAATCATAGAGGAGTAAAACTATGCAAGAAGAAAACAAAACAGTTGACATTGATACCTCTGGTCCAGCGGTAGATGTAGAACTGCCTGAAGAAAAGGAGAACACAAATGTTCAAACTGATAATGACACTACTAACACTGTCAACACAAGTAGTGAATCTTCTGACACATCTCCAAGTGTGGAAGAAGAAAAAACAGAAGAAAAAGTTGAGACGAAAGAAAAGAAAGAAGAAGAATTAGAAAAATATTCTGAATCCGTTCAGAGAAGAATAGCAAAGCTAACTCATAAATGGAGAGAAGCAGAGAGACAAAAAGATGAAGCTTTAACTTATGCTCAATCTCAAATAAAAGCAAAAGAAGAAGCAGAAAAGAGAATCTCGAAGCTTGAACCAAGCTTTATGAAATCAACAGAAGATTCAATTGTTGAGGGATTAAAAGCTGCAAAAGGTGAATTAGTAAAAGCTAGAGAAGCTGGAGATATTGATGCTGAAGTTGCGGCTCAAGCAAAAATATCTGAGCTTGGTTATAAACATGCAAAATTTGTTGAAACAAAAGCTCAACAAGAAGAATTTGCAAAAGAAAAAGAAGTTAAAACACCTGATATTAACTTAAACAGGCAACAGGCAGCAAGAGGTACGCCTGATCCTAAAGCAGAGAAATGGGCATCAGAAAATGCTTGGTTTGGACAAGATTCAGCCATGACTTACACTGCCTTTGATCTACATAAAAAGTTAACTGAGGACGAGGGTTTTGACCCATCAAGTGATGAGTACTATTCTGAAATAGATAAGAGAATAAGACTTGAATTCCCGCACAAATTTGCTAATAATGCATCTAATAGGGAAAATACGACCAAACCTGTACAAACAGTAGCTAGTGCGAAGCGAAGTACAAATACTGGTCGCAAAACTGTGAGACTCACGCCATCACAGGTAGCAATCGCTAAAAAATTAGGTGTGCCACTTGAAGAATATGCGAAACAACTAAAAATCACGAAGGAGGTATAGCATATGGAAAAAGAAAACGATAAACGAACCTCACGTGCGAGTCAAACTAGAGAAAAAACATCTCAGAAAAAAGTTTGGTCTCCACCATCATCTTTAGATGCACCGCCTGCGCCTACAGGTTTTAGACACAGATGGGTAAGAGCTGAGAGTCTTGGCTTTAATGATACAAAAAATGTATCAGGAAGAATAAGACAAGGATACGAATTAGTAAGAGCTGATGAATATCCTGATTCAGATTATCCAATTGTAGAAGACGGAAAATACGCAGGAGTGATCGGAGTTGGTGGCCTTGTGCTGACAAGGGTACCGGAAGAGATTGCCAAGCAAAGACAAGATTACTATGCTGAACAAGGCATGGAACAAGTCAAAGCGCTCGACAACGATCTTATGAAGGAACAGCATCAGAGTATGCCAATCAATATTGATAGGCAGTCTCGTGTAACCTTCGGTGGCTCAAAGAAATCCTAAACAGAATTCTTAACCATCAAAGGATAAATCAATAATGTCTAAAGGAGGACACAACTATGGCAAATAAAGACGCCGCTTTCGGTTTGAAAGCAATTGGAAAAGTTGGTCAGAATAGAGACAACCAAGGTTTATCCGAGTACGATATTGCAGCTTCTGCAACAGCTATATACCAAGGTGATCCAGTAGAAATGTTAGCTACTGGTACAATTGGTGTGGCAGCAGCAGGTGATATTTTACTGGGAGCGCTTAATGGTGTATTTTATACTGACGCTTCAACAAACAAACCAACATGGGCGAACCATTTGAAGGCATCTAATACAGCAACTGACATTGTCGGTTTTGTAGCAGATGATCCTTACGAAAGGTTCGAAGTTCAATCAGACAACACAGGTGCTTCTGCACAAACTGATATTGGTAATGTAGCTGATATCGTGTATGCAGCAGGAAGCTCGCCTAACTACGTTTCAAAAGTTGAGTTAGATGATTCAGACTTAGCAACTTCTGATGGCCAATTAAAGGTTATCGGACTTTCTAAAGATCCTGATAATAATGACTTAACAGCAGCAAACGTAAACTGGGTTGTTACAATCAACGAACATTTCTTGAAAAAAGAAACGGGCGTATAATATAAGGAGTATATAATTATGGCGATAAGTAGAGGACAACTAGTCAAGGAACTAGAGCCAGGTTTGAATGCCTTATTCGGCCTGGAATATAAACAGTACGAGAATCAGCATGCTGAAATCTACACTACTGAATCTTCTGACAGAGCGTTTGAAGAAGAAGTAATGTTATCAGGATTTGCTCAAGCTCAAGTTAAAGC